CATTGCCCCTGGTAAAGGCGAGTTAAAGGATGACATTCACATCACTAATGCAACAACCACAAAAACTTTAGATGCATCCGGCAGTAACCCAGCTATGCATCAAGGTGGCGCAGCAATTATTCAATCAATGGCAGTTCGCCGCTTAACCCCCACAGAGTGCGAACGCTTGCAGGGGTTTCCTGACGGTTACACCAACATCCCTTGGCGCAAAAAAGAGGAATCACCGGACGGTCCACGCTACAAAGCCCTTGGAAATAGCATGGCCGTGCCCGTCATGAAATGGATTGGTTCAAGAATTCAACAAGTGGAGGGGATATGAAAGACCAACATGACGCAATTGACTATATCTACAAAACAGCGCCTGATTACGCTGCGGCAAAAGGCAAACTAGCGGAGTTAGAAACCTACAAATCCAGCCTAAAAGCCATTTTGATGAAGCAAAGCTACGAAACGGCTATTGGAGCGCAGGAGCGGGAAGCCTACGCACACGCTGATTATCAGAACCTTTGCAAAGCTATCGGTGAAGCGACAGAACAGGCAGAATTACTGCGTTGGCGGCTAGAAAGTGCAAAAATGCGTTTTGACGCATGGCGAACAGAGCAAGCAAGCAACCGTAACCTTGAAAGGATGACCAAATGATTGACTACAGCTCAACCCTGATTAAATTGATGGCGGCTATCAAGATTTACCGCCAGTTGATCCTGAAAGCTAAATTTGAAGAAGCCGCTGACGTTGCGGTAGATATGCAGCTTTTGACAAACGAGCTACAGCAATGGACTGAGGAACAATGTGACGAAAGCTGAGAAAAAGCATTACGACAAACTTGCACAGCTTGGTTGCTCGCTTTGCAGACACTTGGGTTATGGCGAAACACCGTGTGAAATACACCACATCAGACACGCTGGGCGCAGAGATTTAGCGCCAGTAATAGGGTTATGCCCCGAACACCATCGAGGCAACACAGGCGTTCACGGCATGGGACGCAAAGCATTTGCCAGGCATTACGGCGTATCCGAAGAAGACTTATTAGCTCAAACAGAGGCTTTATGTTAAACCCTTACAGAATAACTGAACCAACGTGCATCAGTTTTTCAGGCGGCAGAACTTCAGCCTATATGCTTTATAAAGTGCTTGAAGCGCATAATGGCAAATTACCAGAAGATGCAATTGTCTGTTTTGCCAACACAGGCAAAGAAGAAGAAGCAACGCTCAAGTTTGTAAATGATTGCTCGGTGAACTGGGGGGTCAAAATACATTGGATTGAGTACCAAGACCACGAAGAACCATCACAAAGATATAAAGAAGTCACTTATGAAACGGCGGCTCGTAACGGTGAGCCATTTGAGGCAATTATCCGTAAGCGTCAGTATTTACCAAACCCAGTAACAAGGTTTTGCACAAGCGAGTTAAAAATACGCACAATGGCGTGTTTTCTAAAGCATTCAGGATTGTTTAACGATTGCACTAAATCTGAACTTGAAAACGCATCTTGGATAGGTTTACGGTTTGACGAAGGGCGCAGAGCAGCAAAAATAGCCGATAAACGCAGAATTCCATTATTTACAGCTAAAGTTAGCGTTCAAGATATAAGTGAATTTTGGGAAAAACAACCGTTCAACCTTGAGTTGCCTACATATAAAGGCAGAACTTTGGCAGGAAATTGCGATTTGTGTTTTTTAAAACCAGCTAATCAAGTTGCAACATTGATAGCAGAAAAACCTGATCGAGCTATTTGGTGGGCAAAAATGGAGGCATTGGCATTGGCATCCAAGCCAAGTGGGGCTACTTTTCGTAAAGACCGCCCTGGATACGCCAGTATGATGCAATTTGCGTCGGAGCAAATAAAAATGTTTGATGAAAACGAAGAAGGTATTGCCTGTTTTTGTGGAGATTAAATGTTAGCAACGATGCGATTACCGCTCCCCCCGTCCGTAAACTCATACTGGAACAATTTTAGGGGGCGCACGATCCTAAGCAAGCAGGGAAGGGACTATAAACAAGCCGTTCAGGAATACGTTGCTGAGAACAATATCCCTAAATTCGATCAAAAGCGCCTACATGCAATAATTACAATCTTCCCAAGAGATAAGCGCAAAATAGACCTAGACAACCGCTTGAAAGCCTTGCTAGACAGCCTTCAGGACGCAGGCGTGTTTGACGATGATGAACAATTTGACCAAATTACGATTACAAGAGGCGTGATTAAATCAGGTGGGCAATGTACAATAATCCTAGCCACCATTGAGGACGAGGCGTAAATGGACTATCCAGCCGTATTCGTATCGACGCTACTACATAGCGCAACCAATGCTCATTTTATGCACTTTCAGACTGAAAGCTACGCAGAGCATAAGGCGTTGCAAAAATATTATGAAGCCATCCCAGACTTGGTTGATGACTTCACAGAAGCGTATCAAGGCAAATACGACAAGATAAAAACCTATCCGGATGACTTTCATTTGGCTAAAACGCCACAGAAATACCTTAAAAGTCTGTGTGATTTTGTTGAAGAAATCCGCAAAGAGCTGCCAAAAGACACGCCATTACAGAATATTATTGACGAAATAGCTCAATTGATTGACTCAACGCTATACAAACTACGCTTTCTCAAATAGGAACGGCTATGGATGACCTCGTACAAAACCCAGAAGCACAAAAACTAGCTCAAATGCTGCAACAGCAACAAATGCAGAAATTCCTGCAATCAATGCAAGGTGGGATGTCAAGCTCAGACATGGAAATGGCACAACGTGCAATGGCTCCACAACCTGATTACGGTATGCAATCAGTACCGATGACTGGTCAGCCAATGCAACAAGGTCAATATCCCCAGCCGCCAGTATCAATGTTTGGACAAGCAATCCCACAACAAGGCGCAATGGGTGCTAAACCCGCTCCAATGCCTATGTCCCGTGGTATGGGTCAAGGCGCTATGAACAATGCAGATTATGAAATGATGCGTAGAATGCCACGTTAAATAGCATATAATTAACCTATCTTAAACTCTAAAACCATTGAGAAAAGATATGGAAATCAGTAAACAAGTGAAGTCTGCTCGTCCAAAGCCACCTGCGGCAGGGATGGGCAGAAAGAAAGGTAGCGTCAATAAAGCTACAAAAGCCTTTAGGGACACCGTTACGGCTTTACTAGAAGGTAATGCTGAGAATGTTGGCAAATGGCTAGAAACCGTTGCTTATGGTGACGGTGATTTGGTCAAGCCTGACCCAAAAGGTGCTTTGACATTGATTGCTCAATTGGCAGAGTACGCATCACCAAAACTTGCTCGCACTGAGCATTCTGGCGTGGATGAAGGCCCTATCGAACTGGTGGTCAAGTGGCAAGACGAGAAGTAGTCTTACCGTATAGCCCTCGTAAAGCGTTCAGACCGTTTCACTCACGCACAGAGCGATGGGCTTGCTTAGTTGCTCATAGGCGAGCTGGCAAGACTGTCGCTGCAATCAACGATATTGTTCGTGCTGCGTTGATGAGCAAAGACGAGTACCCGCTTTATGCGTACATAGCGCCTTATCGCTCACAGGCTAAGTCTGTCGCATGGGACTATCTCAAACACTTTGCAGAACCTGTGCTTAAAAGCTCAAATGAAGCTGAATTGACAGTCGAGCTAGTGACAGGTGCAAAGATACGCTTGTTTGGTGCTGACAACGCAGACGCAATGCGAGGACTGGGCTTTTCAGGCGTGTTTATGGACGAGTACGGTGACTTTAGACCTAGCGTCTGGGGTAACGTCATTCGTCCTACTTTGTCTGACAAACAGGGTTGGGCAGTGTTCGCTGGCACACCAAAGGGCAAGAACCAGTTTTGGCAGATATATGACCAAGCCAAAAAAAGCGATGGCGAATGGTTTTGCCTAAAGCTCACAGCGTCAGAATCAGGGTTGTTGCCTCAGACTGAGCTAAATGCTGCAAGAGCGCAAATCTCTGAAGATCAATACTTGCAGGAGTACGAATGCTCGTTTGAAGCGTCGATTCTTGGTGCTTACTACGGCACAGACCTACGTTTGGCAGAAGGCGAGGGACGCATTACAAACGTGCCGTATGACCCTCATGTGCCAGTTCATACCGCTTGGGACTTAGGCTATCGGGATGACACCGCAATTTGGTGGTATCAAGTTGTTCGAAATGAAATACATTTAATCGACTTTTTTGCTATTTCCGGTGCTAATATTGATGAAATTGCGAAAATAATCAAAGAAAAGCCCTATAAATACGGAAAACATCAACTTCCGCATGATGCGAGAGCTAAAACTCTAGCAGCGCAGGGCAAGTCGGTTATTGAGCAATTGGCTGAACATCTCGGTATAAACAACATGGCAATCGTGCCAGACTTGGGCGTACAAGATGGGATTCAAGCAGTACGGCAATGCCTTCCGATGTGTTGGTTCGACAAGACTAAATGCTCGGATGGACTTGAAGCTCTGAGACAGTACCAGCGGGAATACGACGAAGACAAGAAAGCGTTTAGGGCTAGTCCAAGGCATGACTGGACTTCACACCCGTCAGACGCTTTTAGGATGATGGCAGTAGCTTGGAGGTTAGAACCTAAAGTGAAGCCACCAGACGTTGTGAAACCGTTGATAGTTGGCCCAGAGAACACGGTCACTTTGAACGATATGTGGGCAACTTACCAACCTCCAAGGGGTAGCAGGATATGAGCGGAATTCAACGTGGTTATGGATACCAATACGAAACAGTCGCAGCTAGTCAGACAGCACAAGTGCTTGGCGGCTCAGGCGCAGCAGGCGATTACCTGCACCGTCTGATTGTCACAGTCAACACAGCAGCGACTTCAACAGTCACGCTAACTGATGGCGTAACAGCAATCCCGATTGTTCCTGCAAACGTAGGCAGCGGCGTAGGTGTGCTAAACATTGAGCTAAACATGGCTTCTTTGACCTCTGGTTGGAAAGTCACCACAGGCGCAGGCGTGACAGTTATTGCGGTAGGTTCATTTAGCTAAGAGGCTTTAAATGGAAGCTCTAACAGGCGTTCAGAAGTATCTGAACATTATTGCT